TGCCGTGGTGGGTGTGGAGCACCCGGCGGTAGCGGAGATGGACCGGCGAAAATTTCCGCCGACCTGTTTTCTGGTGGAGATCAGCGAAGAGGCGCACCCCGGTGGGCCATGGATGGAGGGCGACGTACTGGTGGTGGACGAAGCGCGCTCGTATGGCCACGCGGATCTGGTGGTGGCGGAGGTAGAGGGCGAATACCGGCTATTCAAGACCCACCGCGTGGGCAGCCGCTGCCGCTTGTTGCCGCCTTTGGGTGGGGAAGGGTGCTTCATCACGGCGACGCAGTTTCGTGGGGTGGTGGTGAGGCAGGCGCGGTGCTGGGCGTTGTAGGAGATGGCTTACAAGCTTTATGGCCAATGGCTTACATCATTGCCTGAGCGGGTTTGTCATAGTGAGGGTGTCGCCTAAAAGCATGCGTGGCGGAACCGTTTCGCCAGAAGATTGCGGCACTGATACCCCCGGCCATGGAATGGCTGGGGGTTTGCTAAGTATAGAAATATCGCTTAATATGAACGAACATAGACAAATATTATTGACTGGCACCATGCGAAGCGCTAAGCTTTCGCAGAAAGCTTAGCGCCAAGTGTTATATTCTATAACCAACTGATTTTACTGGTGAAAATCATGGTTTCTTATATCAGCGCAAATCAAAAAAATGGTTTCGTGCTACGTCTTCAAGAGAAAGAGCGCAACCGTTTCCAAGAATATGCAGAAATGCTTGTTTCTCAGGAAGCGATTGAACGTGCTTCTCAGTTCAAGGGCGCTCGTCAGCATGCCCGTATTATTCGTGGTGCTCCGGCTCCTGCGCCGCTCTGAGCTTATCTATTTTTGTGACCTGTCTGCAGTGAGTTTGGATGGAAGATAGCCTTTCAATACAGCCGATTCTAAAACTTATTGCAGAGCTTCCCCCCGAATATCAAGAACGCCTGGTACTCATTGGAGGCCAGGCGATTGCTTTTTGGGGTGCTTATTTTTTGGAAGGGCAGTTAGATCAAGAACACACCGCTGCGCTGACTTCATCGGATCTCGACATTGTTGCCGGAACGATTGAAGGGGTCAGGGTATTAGCAGATCAGTGGAAAGGAGTGCCACGCTTCCCTACGCCAGACGACCATGTACCCAACATGGCATTGATAGAGCTCTACCGCCCAGAAATATTGGCTGACGGGCATTTCGTAGTAGACGTTATGAACCAGGTTTATGGTGGGTTTGATGCTGATAGCATGCGCGCTGCGGCAAGGCTTGTAGAGTGGGATCTACATCAAGACGGTAAAGAAATTCTACGTTTTTATGTTTTAAATCCAGCCGCACTGTTATGGACGCGCATCGCTAATTTGAAACACAGGCGTATGAGGCCGATCGCTGTTAAGCGCGAGCTAGTACGTACAGAAGTCTTGTGCCGAATTGTGCGTGAAGATCTGCATAATCAGGCACTTGAAATATTCTCAGACCCAGATGCTAGGCGGCCTGCCCTTAATTATGCAAAGTATGTTTATCGCGATATATCAAGGCATAAAGCTACACGGAGTGTATTAGCGCAGTACCCCTCTCTTATTTACCCTTTTCTTTCAACTATACCTGAGTCACCTCATTGGCCTGAGCACTTCATGCGAGGTGTGGGTGTATGGCAAGGTCGACTGATCAGGCATGTGGATGCGATCATTGCTCACAAAGTCAGACGCGATCAAATACGTGAGCAAAAGAAAAGTGCTGCACTAGCAAAGCCCCAATAAATGGGGCTTTTTAGTCTTAATTAGCGTGCATCCGTGCGTGAATGCAAGAGAGTTTCCAGCTTTATACTCGAAGTAAACCCCTCATCATTCAGCGAGTGCGTGACCTCGCTCACCAGCCAGGCAGTGGCGTCGATCTGAGGCTTAAAGCCCGCGAGCGTGAGCGGGGTTTCGGGCAGCAGGTCGGCGCGGCCTAGTGCCAGCGTTAGCTCGAACTCTGCCAGGCCGCGTTGGATGCGCTGCCATTCGGCGCGGGCAGCAGCCAGGGCGTCGTCTTCGGTGGCGTAGGTGGGGCGTAGCTGTTTGGCGTTCTCTTCTGTGCCTGCCAGTACGGTGTGGCGCTCTGCGCCTCGCGTGTCGTTCCAGTAGGCTTTCACACCGCTGTAGGCGTCGCGGTCGGTCACGCTGTAGCGGTGCTGGTCGCCGTCGCGGCGGGTGAGGGTGATGGCGGGCATGGCGAGGCCGCTGGCGGTGAGCCCTTGGCCGGCCACGGTGAACAGTATGCGCCCGGCTTTGATGGCGGCAATGGCATCGTACCGTTCACCCAGGCGGGTGAGAAAATTCAGGTCGGATTCGTCGGTTTGGTCGATATGGCCAATGCGGATGCCGTTGAGCGCGGAGGCCACCACTGGCTCCAGGCGGTTGCGGCCTGCGATGGTGGTGACGATCTCGCCCAGCGTGACATCGTGCCAGCCCTGGGTACGCTTGCCGGGCAGTTGGCCGCGCATATCCGCCGAGCGGGCGCGAATGGTGAGCTGGTCCGGCGTGCCGGTGTGCTGCACTTCATCCACCGTAAAGCGGCCCTTATCCACCAGCCCTTCCTCCTGCCAGCCAAATGCCACCTGCAGCTCGGCTCCGCGTGGGGGAATGGCGAGCTGGCCGTCGTGGTCGGCCAGGGTGATGTCCAGCTGGTCGGCTTCCAGCCCGCGCTGCTCGCGTAGCGAGAGGCTGATCAGGCGGCCGTTGATGCGCGGGGTGATGTCGGTGCCATCCAGGGTGATGCGGTAGCTGGGCTTAGGGTAGGCGTTCATACGGAGCAAGCCGATACCCGTGCCATGGCGGGCAGCGCCAGGCGGCCGATCAGGTCGGTGCGTCCATCATCGACGGGTTCTAGCGTGAGGTTGAACTCGATTTTCTCTGCGGCACCGTCGCGGAAAAAGTGCGTGCTGGTTTCTTCCACCCGAGTGACCACCCAGAGGCCGTACTGGCGGCCGGTGCCTTCGACCAGCGGCCAGGCGTTGCCCTGGTCGGCCATCTCGCGGATCTCATCCAGGCTAAAACGGCCGCCGGTGAAGGTGGGCAGCAGGGTGCCGCTGAGGGTGATGGTATCCGCCCCTGGGCCTGCAAACTGGTAGGCGGGCCGCTGCCCCACGCGGGATTGGCTGGGGTGCCGCCACTCGGTGATGCGCTTTAATTCCTGCTACGGCACGCTTCGGGTCTCAAATACAAACATGCCAAGGGCCATGAGGATGGTGGGGCTCCTGTTAGTCGAGGTCGCGCAGTGACGAACGCTGCCGCGCCTGGGCGTCGCGCTGGGCGTTGGTGAGGGCGCGCTGCACTTCCTGCGCCACGTACTGGGCGAGCTGCTGTTCGTTCATGCCGGGGGCGGGCGTGACGTTGATGTTGATATCGCCCATTGAGAAACCGCTGGCCTGGGAGCTGGCAGCAGTGAGCGGCGGCCGGTTATCGAACTGGATGGGAGCCTGCTGCTCGATGCTGGGCATCGCCACGGCGGGCAGGGCGGCTGCCCCGAGTGCCAGCCCGGCACCGGCACGGGTGACGCGTCGGGCGATCTCCTGCACGCGCCTAGCGGGTTCGTCCCGCTGGGCATCCAGCCCCTGGTTTAGGCCGTCCACCGTGTAGCCGCCTAGCTGGGTGAACACGCGGGAGGGGCTGTTGATGTCCAGCACGTCGGCAAACCAGCTGCGCACGTTGCCTGCAATGCCCACCACGCGGTCGCGTAGGTCGGCCAGCTTGCCGGTCAGCCCGCTCATCAGGCCATCCACAATGGCGCTGCCCAGCGAGCGGAATTGTTCGGGGATCTCGACGCCCAGCGCAGAAAGGGCGGTGGTGATGCCCCGGTACAGCAGCCCAAGCGGCGACCAGTTCATCAGCAGCTGCGCGACCGCCCCTAGCCCATCACCGAACGCGGTTTTTACCTGCTGCCACAGACCTTGGAAGAAGGCTTTGATGGGTTCCCAGTAGCGGTAGATGAGGTACGCCGCAGCGGCAATGGCAGCCACGGCTGCGCCAATGGGGTTGGCCACGGCCAGCATACCCACGGCGCGAATCACCCCACCTAACCAGGTAAGCGCTTTACCCACCATTAGCGCCTGCGGGCCGAGCATCGCCATGCCAAAGCGCACCATGGCGAAGGGGCCGAGGATGGAGGCGAGCATCAGCGTAAGCGCGCCGCCTGCTGCCACCAGCACCGCCACCAGGGCGGCGGCTTTGGCGAGGGTGCCTGCCAGCTTGGGGTTTTCGTTGATCCAGCGGCCGATGCCGCGAGTAATGGCGGTAACGTTCTGAATCAGGCCGCGCAGCGCGCCGTTGTTGGTCTCGGTGATTGAGATACCCACTTCATCCCAGGCCGATTTGAGCGATTTCAGGTCGCCGCCGATGTTGTCGGCCATGGTTTTCGCCACCCGGGCGTTTTCCCCGGCGGCGTTGGAAAGGATCTCGACAAACGCTTCGATGCCTTCGCTGCCTTGCTGGGCGATCAGTTCCGCCATGCCTGCGCCGGGTTCTTCGCCGAAGATGTCTTTTAGGTAGGCGGCGCGGTCAGCGTTGCCCATCGCTTCGGTGGCTCTCGCTACGTCGGTGAGAATGCGGGGGATGTCGCGCAGGTTACCTTCGGCGTCTTTGGCGTTCACGCCGAGGTCGGCCAGCGCACCGGCGGCGGCCCCGGTGGGCGCGGCCAAGCGGGTGACCATGGCGCGCAGGGTGGTGCCTGCCTGGCTACCTTGAATACCTACGTTACCCAGCAGCCCGGCCATGGCGGCGGACTGTTCCAGCGACATATTCATCGCCCGCGCTTGCGGGGCGACGTACTTCATCGACTCGCCCAGCATCTCTAAATCGACGTTGGCCCGCGTGGTGGTGGCGGTGAGCACATCGCCCACGCGGCCCATCTCGGCGGGGTCTAACCCGAAGCCGGAGAGGATGTTGGAGGAGATATCTGCCGTGCGGGCGAGATCCGTTTGGTTGGCCAGTGCCAGGTTGAGCATATCCGGCATGGCCGCTTGAATGGCGGCGGGGTTGAAACCGGCCATCGCCAGGTAGCCTTGGGCATCGGCGGATTGCCCGGCGCTAAAGGCGGTGGTGGCCCCTAGCTCCCGCGCTTGCTGGCGAAGCGCTGCCAGGCGTTCGTCGTCTCCCTCCAGGCGGGTGAGCGCCTGCACCCGCGACATCGATTCCCCGTATTCAACACCGGGGGCCAGCAGCCGTGCACCGGCGTACAGCGCGGCACCGCCGCTGGCCACCATGCCCGCGCCGGTACCGGCCATGCTGCTGCGTAGGCTCATGGCGCGGTCGTAGCGGCCACGCGCCTGGGCGGCGTTGCGCTGCTGTTCAGCCAGCCGCTTGAGCCGCTGCCGCTGTTCTTCCACGGCGGTATTGGCCTGCTGGATCTCGCTGGAGAGCCGCCGTTGATCGCGGGAGAGGTGGGCGGTGCTGACGCCGTTTTCGTTCAGGGTACTGCGCAGCCGCTGGAGCTGCTGGCGTTCTTCATCCACCCGCTGGCTGAGCCTGCGCGCTTGGGTAATGGCCTTTTGCCGTTCGGCGCGAAGGGCGGCGGTGTCGCCCTGGTGGGTGTGCATTTGCTGCGAGAGGCGGCGGATGCGCTCTTGCTGCTCCCGTAGGGCGGTGGCGGTTTCCGTGGATTGCCGGGTGAGGGTGCGAAAGGAGCTGACGTTCTTCTGGGTGGCCTGCAGCTGCTTTAGGCGGTCGCGGTTTTCACGCATGGCCTGAGACGCGGCCTGGCTGGCACGGTCGATGGCCCGCAGCGGGCGGGTGGCCCTGTCTACGGCGTTTAAAATGACCTGCAGCTTGAGGTTGTTACCGGCCACGCTGGCTCCTGGTGTCTGTGGTGGTACTGCGTTTGCGCGCTCGTTCTCGCCAGGCCATGAGTTCGCGCAGGGTGAAGGCGGCGCAGTCTTGCGGGGTCCAGTGGAAGACGATGGCGAGATCCGCCATCG